GAAGAGACCCCTTAGCACAGTCATTCTTTGTTGATGATGAAACTGGAATATTTCTTACTAAAGTTGATTTATTCTTTAAAACAAAGGATTCAACATTACCTGTTTTCTGTCAACTGAGAGAGATTAAAACTGGATTACCAACATTAAAAGTACTTCCTTTTGCGGATATTGAAATACCTTCTGCTAATGTTAACGTATCTGCAGATGCATCAGTATCTACCACAGTTACGTTTGATTCTCCGGTTTATCTAACTGGGAAAAAAGAATATGCTATTGTTCTACTATCAGACTCTACTGAATATACTGCATGGATTTCTAGAATTGGAGAAGCAGATGTAACATCTAGTGCTCAGGAAGCAGGAACAATTCTGGTTACAGCACAACCTATTTTAGGATCATTATTCAAATCACAAAATGCTTCTACTTGGGATGCTAGTCAGTATGAAGATCTTAAGTTTAGAATCTATAGAGCAGACTTTACTAAAGAAGGATCGGTTGATTTCTTTAATCCAGCATTACCTACAGATATAAGTCTTCTTAGAAAGGATCCATTTGATATCGATTCTAAAACTATTAGAATTGGAATTGGAACCACATTACGGGATACTGGTTTACAGAAAGGAAATACAATTGTTCAGTTAAAATCCGGTGCTACAGGAAAATATGTAGGAAGTGCTGGAACTGCTCATGGAGCTCTTCAGGTTCTTAATGCAGGTATTGGTTATACACCAAGTTCTGGTGGATATACATTTAACGCTTTAACATTAACTAATGTTAAAGGAAATGGAAGAAATGGAACGGCAAATGTAACTATTAATGGTGGAGTTGCAGTTGGTGCAACTATTGCTAATGGTGGAACTGGATATTCTGTTGGGGATGTAGTTACAGTTTCTACTATTGGTATATCATCTATTGGTAGTAATTTGAGATTAAGTGTTCAAGCACTTGCAGGTGTTAATGAATTAAAACTTGATGAAGTTCAGGGTGACTTTACAGTTGGAGCAGGATATACCTTAACATATAATACTGCTGTTGGTGTTGCCACAACAATGAATGGTAACTTTGGTGGAAATGTTCTTATTACATCTGCAGTTCAAACTGTATACGATGGATTACATTTCAAAGTTAACCAGAGAAATCATGGTATGCATTCAGATGTTAATAAAGTTACTATTACGAAAGCAAAATCGGATGTTACACCTACAACATTAAGTGAAGATTATTCTGCTTCTTCTACAGGAAGTATTTCCGTAGGAAGCACTGCAAACTTTGCTAAATTTGAAAATGTTAGTGTTGCATCTACTAATCCTGGTTTTGCAAAGATTGGAAGTGAAATTATTAAGTATACTGGACTTTCTGGTAATAACTTAACTGGAATTACAAGAGCGAAGGACAGTACAGTGGCATTCCCACACTCTACTTCAGATCTTGTTTACAAGTATGAAATGAATGGAGTATCTCTACTAAGGATTAACAAGACTCATGATATAAGTGATGGTGATATTACAGAACAAATAGGTCTGGATCATTATTATCTCAAGGTAGATATGGATTCTGGAACTGATATAACTGCTAGAGATGGATCTACTTTTGAAAAATTATTCTTCAATGAAACCAAGAAAATTGGTGGAAATGAAGCTAAAGCAACTTATAATGTTCCATTTGAAATCGTAACTCCTCAAATTTTAACAATTACTCCTAAATTTACTACTCTATCTTCTTCTGTTAGAACAGTTAGTGGTAAGAGTATTAATGGAACAGAAAATCCTTATGTAGATAAGGGATCTCAATCAGTTGCATTGGGAGCACCAAATTACTTTGATTCTCCAAGAGTCGTTGCATCTAGAGTGAATGAGGATGCTAGACTTCAAACTCTTCCTGGAAGAAAATCATTTAGTATGAATATGAATCTATTAAGTGTTGATAGTAGACTTTCTCCTTGTATTGATCTAACAAAGACTAATGCTGTATTTACTTCTAACAGAGTAAATAGACCAATAACTGATTATGTGGGTGATAAGAGAACAAATACTCTGGATACTGATCCTAATGCATTCTTCTATGCTTCAAAAGCAGTAACCTTAGAGAATTCTGCTACGGCTATTAGACTTCTTCTTACTGGTGCAATGGATGAAGCTAATGATATTAGAGCATTCTATGCTATTCAAAATGATATTGAAGAAAGTGTTATCTTTACTCCATTCCCAGGATTTGCCAATCTTGATACTGGTAGATCATATGGTAGGGTAATTGCTCCTTCAGCAAATAATGGAACACCTGATGTGGAATTGAAGAAGAATTCATTCTATGATTTTGTTCCTGGTCCTAGGTCATTTAAAGAAATTGAGTGGACAATTGATGAACTTCCATCATTTAAGATCTTTAGAATCAAATTGGTAATGACTTCAACAAATCAAGCCTTGGTACCTGTTATTCAGGATCTTAGAGCGATTGCTCTTGCTTGATATGACTGATAATTTAATACCAGTGGAAGGTGAAAATTATCTCTTTAGAGATACTAAATCAAATGCTATTATTAATACTAATAGTTCTGATTATAATTCCTATATTAGTAGAAAGCAATTTCAACAAAGTGAGAAAGAAAGACTTGATAATTTAGAATCTGAAATTGGTGAAATTAAATCTTTACTTAAATCCCTAGCACAGAGAAGTATCTAATGGCACAACATTCTTTTAAATTTGATACTGATGCTGGAGTTGCTCAAGGAGTTAATTTAAAGATTAACACTGGATCAACTTTTAAAGATGGTTTTACCATTACACGTCCCAATTCGGAATCTTTTGATTTTACCGGATGGAGTGGTTCTGCTCAAATGGCAAAAAGTGTTGCTGTAGGAGCAACATTAGGTGCAAATAGAACTTTTAATGTTGGATTTACAAGTGCTGCTGGTGGTAAATTTAATGTTTCTTTAGCAGCAACTCAAACTACAGATTTAAGTGCAGGAAGATATGTTTGGAATCTCTTACTTACAGGAGATACAGAAACTGAAACTATATTAACTACTGCTATTTCTGCAGGATCTACTGCGGGAATTGGAACTACTGCATTCACTATAAATGCCAAAACTAATGTTGCTGTTGGTGATTCGGTTACTTTCTCTACTGTAAAAAATGCTCCTGTTGTTGGAGTAAGAACTAATACTAATGTAGTGGAAGTTGGAGCTGCTAATACAGCATCAGCACAAGTAATGCCAGGAACTGCAGTAACCTTTACTAGAGCAGGAACTGCTTCAACTATATTTGATGTAGCACAGGGAACTGTTTTAGTGGTAGCAGGTATTTCATCATCTCCATAAATATATCAAGGGTTATTGTCTAAATGCAACCATCAAGTAGAACCGACTTTAAAACATATTGCTTAAGGCAGTTGGGTGCTCCTGTATTGGAGATTAACCTTGCATCGGAACAGTGTGAGGATTTGATTGATGATGCTCTTCAGATGTTTCAAGAAAGAACATTTGACGGTGCAGCACAGACATATTTAAAATATAAATTAACTCAAGCAGATATTGATAGAGGAGCAGGTCCAGGTACTGCTAGTCCTGTAGGAATAACAACTACTACGGCAACATCTACAGTTGGTATAACAAGTACATTTTCTTACGAAGAAAATAATAACTTTTTACAAATACCTCCAGAAGTTATTGGTGTTTATAAAATATTCCATTTTGATGGAAGTAACACTATTACTAATAATATGTTTAGTGTGAAATATCAGTTATTTTTGAATGATATTTATTTTTGGGGTGCGACTGAACTTTTAACTTATGCAATGACTAGAACGTATTTGGAAGATATTAATTTTCTTCTAACTACAGAAAAGCAAATTAGATTTAATAAAAGACAAGATAGGTTATATTTAGATATAGATTGGGATAGTGTTAATGCGGGGGATTGGTTGATTATAGATTGTTTTAGACTTCTTGATCCTTCTGATTATGGTAGAGTTTGGAATTCTTTATTCCTGAAACAGTATGCTACTGCTTTAATGAAGAGACAATGGGGACAGAATTTACTTAAGTTTGGAGGAGTAAAACTTCCAGGAGGGATAGAACTTAATGGTAGGCAAATATATGATGATGGTCAAAGGGACATTGATGTGTTAATGGAAAAAATGTCCAGTACCTACGAGTTGCCACCGTTAGACATGGTAGGTTAGTACCATGGTTCTTAATCCCTATTTTCAACAAGGTGCAACAAGCGAACAGAATCTTGTACAAGATTTAATTAATGAGCAGCTTAAAATTTATGGGGTAGAGATTTATTATCTACCCAGACAATATGTAACCAAAAATACGGTTATTAGAGAGGTAATTGAATCTAAGTTTACTGATGCATATCCAATAGAAGCATATGTTGATACATATGAAGGTTATGAGGGAGTAGGAACTCTATTATCTAAATTTGGAATTCAGGAATTAGATGATTTAAATCTTATTATTTCGCAGGAAAGATATAGCAGTTATATCACACCTCTTATTGAAAATATACCTAATATAGAATTAGCGACTCGACCTAAAGAAGGAGATTTAATTTATTTTCCTTTAGGAGACAGATTATTTGAAATTAAGTATGTTGAGCATGAAAAGCCATTCTACCAATTACAAAAGAATTATGTTTATGAATTAAGATGCGAACTCTTCCGTTATGAGGATGAGGTTATTGATGTTGGTGTAGATGCTGTAGATGATACTGCTGTAGATAAGGGATATATTCAATCTCTTACTCTGGTTACAGATGCTGTTCAGGCAACTGCTGTTACTGGAATTGTAACTGAAGGTGGATTGAGAAAAGTTACTATATCCAACAGAGGAAATGATTATACCAGTTCTCCAAGAGTTGCTATTAGTTCTGCTCCATCCAGTGGAACAGATGCTGTAGGAATTGCTACATTAATTTCTAATCTTATTGATTGTGATGGAGTTACTTCTAAGAAGGTTCAAGGAGTAGAAATAAGGAATCCTGGTTATGGATATACTGTTGCACCTGGTATTGGATTCATCCATAAGACAGGTGTAGGTGCTGCTGCAACGACTCAAATAGCAGATGGTACTCTTGGTATCATAACAGTCAGTGAAGGCGGTTCTGGATACATTACAGAACCAATAGTAACCCTTGCTGCTCCTGGAGTGGGTACAACTGCAACTGCAAGAGCAGTTATAAGTTCTGCAGGTATTGTTACTGCTGTTAGATGGAAAGATGCTGGTATTGGATATACTGTTGGTGATACTCCAACGATTACTCTAAGTGCTCCTGATACTGGTGCCTTTGGAGATTATGATATTGGTGAGACTGTTACTGGTTCTGCAAGCAGTACAACGGGTATTGTTAATAATTGGGATAAATCTACGGGTGTTCTAGAACTTAAGATTGTAGATGGTACATGGACGAAGGGTGAAGACATTGTGGGGGCTAATGCAACCAGAGAAGTGAGAGTTATAAACACTGATGATATAGTCACTCCTTATGCAGATAATGACAATATTGAGACAGCAGCAGATGATATATTAGACTTCTCTGAGAAGAACCCATTTGGAACACCATAAATAGAGCTAATAGTAGTGCTGAGTAATGTTTGAGTATTTTTATCACGAAATATTAAGAAAAACCATTATTTCTTTTGGTACTTTGTTTAATGGCTTGCAAATCAAGCATAAGGATTCTGATGATAATACGACAAGTGTTATTAAAGTACCTCTTGCTTATGGACCTACACAGAAGTTTCTAGCACGTCTTGAGCAATCGCCGGATCTTAATAAGTCAATTCAAATTACATTACCAAGAATGTCATTTGAATTTATTGGTATGTCTTATGATCCTAGTAGAAAAGTAACAACTACACAAACATTCATTTCTCCTGCCACTGATGATAAGTC